TCATTTACGGCATTTGCTGCAGCTTGTTTTTCTGTGGTTGAAATTTTTCTATACGCAAGATTCCTTGGTCACAACGGAAGCATTACTTCGTGTGAAGCTTGGCTTAAAAACAACTATCCAAAGCCGGATCACCGAAAGAAACTTCTGTATGAAATTGAGGAGATGCAAGAGGATATCAGAAAACTTAGAGAAGATGTTGATAATGGTGTTGTAAAACGTGATGCAGGTGTTGCGCGTATTGCAGGCATGCAAAAAGAATTACGTGGCACGATTGCTCAAGTTGAAGTTTTTACATCTAATCGCGATCGGAAAGGTTTATTGATGGCTGGTGCCGACCGTGCCATGCGTGAACTCATGGTCATCTTTAAAGATGATCCAATTGAAATACCACTGGAAGAAGCCTCGATGAGTATTTGGGCTAAAATGCAATTAGATGAATAACAGCTCACGTTAAAATAAAAGAATTGCCATGGGTTCTAACGTAAACGCAGCAGGTGTAGCAACAAACATGCCTACTTTTGTTAGGCAGATCCAGCGTGAACGCATGGGCCGCAGTGCAACTTCACCCTCTCAGCAACCGGCCGCAGATCCACAGCAGTTTCAACAATTACTGAATAAAGTATCGCCAGATGGCCAAGAACAAAATGCCGCCCCAGCTCCTGGAGCACTTCAAAAAGAAGGAAGCCAAGAACGAGGACGGCAGCGAGATGTCGGACAAGGAGAAGCGCAAGGCCGCCCTGGACAAAGTCCGCAAGTACCAAGAACGGAAGAAGGACAACAAAGACGGCAAATGAGGTAGTATTCAGTAATACACTGAACAATACTTACTGTGCCTGCGTATCAACATCTTGCATATCGACGTAATGCACAAGCTGCTGCTCGCAGGCAACAGATTCGTATTCCCCGAAATCTTGAATCCCTGGAGAAAGCAAGAGAAGATTTTGGTTTCTTTTGTGAGTATGTAGCAGATAAACCTCCAGCTCATCACCACAAAGAATGGCATCGTCACTTTGTGACAGGTGAAGACAGTACTTGTCTTCTTAAGATTGCAGGACCAAACGTTGATCTCCTGGCACCCAGGGGCTCCGCAAAGAGTACGGTCCTCGGCTTGTTTACCGCCTGGGCTATTGGTGTTCACACACAAGCCAAAAAGCCGTTACAGATTCTTTACTTGTCCTATACGGTTGATATTGCACGTTCCAAGTCGGCAACCATCAAACGTATCATTGAAAGCAAACGATATCAAGAAGTCTTCCCAACCGTACGTCTTCTTAAGAACGTCACCAGTAATGAGTACTGGTCCATTGACCACAAGTTTGCTGGTATTGATACCACAGGTGAAGAACAGTTTACCCTCTGCGCTGCTGGCCTTAAAGGTTCAGTGACCTCCAAGCGTTCACACCTTGTCATCATTGATGACGCCATTAAATCAGCGGCAGACATCTCCAACCCTGACATCCGTAAACAGATGCAGGACAACTGGAATGCGGTGATCGCACCCACCATGTTTGAAGGCGCTAGAGCTATTTGCCTTGGTACCCGCTTTCGCCATGATGACATTCATTCCACTACATTTAACACGCAAAACAACTGGTTGCAAATTGTTCTTTCTGCGATACTTAATGATCCCAAGACAGGGGATGAAAAATCGTACTGGCCAGAGATGTGGTCATTGGATTACTTGAAGGAAAAGAAAAGGCAAGCGCCTATTGCTTTTTCGTTCCAGTACATGAATCAGGTCATTAGACAAAATGAGTTGTCTCTTGCGCCTGAACTGATCGTTAAAGCTGAGATCGCCACAGAGTTTGACACACTTGCAATAGGAGTCGATCTTTCCGCTGGCACTAAAGAGAAAAATGATTACACCGTGATGGTACTTGGTGGACGTATTGGTGATCAGATCCATGTCATTGATTACCGTCGTTTACGCGTTATGGGCAACCTAGAAAAACTAGATGCCTTGAAAGAACTGCTTAATGATTGGTCTATTTTGGGCCGAGATGAGAGCGGTCATTACTTCCCGACTTACTCGACGTGTGACATCTATTCAGAAGCCGTACAGTACCAGGCTTCCCTGGAAGCAGACTTCAAACGTGTGTGCCTGAACAATGAAAGTCTTTACAACTTGAATTGGCATCCCGTTAAAGGATTCCGTGCTGATAAGTTGGCACGCTTCCGTGGTTGCATGGGACTCTTTGAGGACCGTAAGATCATCTTTAATAGGTATCGCAACTTCACCGCTATGTTTGAAGAGCTGACTAACTTTGGTGTTAGCAGTCATGATGACTGTGTGGATGCCCTTGTCTGGATGATTAACGGTCTTATGAAAAAGGGTAAACTCCAACTTGATTACTAAACCTTAGAATTAGAAAAAAGCGAAATTTGGTCGTGGGACCTGAATACATTGCTATCGGTTTGACGGCCGTTGTATCCGCTATTACCGGTGGCAGTTGGGTCGCAGGCAAGATCCTTGGCAGGCAAAACGACCAGATCCAACAAGCTTTTAATTACATCGGATCGCAAAAGCGAAGGATTGATGTTTTGGAAGACGATTTAAAACGTATGCCTTTAGAGTACGTTCTCAAGGTTGACTTCCTGAGAGAGATCCAACAAATGCATGACAACTTTAATCAAATCAATGCAAAACTTGATAAGCTAGTTGAGAAATTACTTGAATCCAAATGAGTTACATCCTCGAGGTCCAGGAGGACGAGAACGGAGATCAGTACATTGTTCTTCCCGATGAGGTGATGGAAGAGCTTTGCTGGCAAGAAGGCGACGTACTTAACTGGGATGTCCGTGGCACTGGCATTATCATTTCCAAGGTCAATGACGCGGCTGGTTATGAAGTTATAGAAGAGTAAAATAAAAACAATAAGCAAAAGGCAAATGCGATTTTACGGTGGCGGACCTGTAGAGGCCGGGAATGCAGGTGTTTTTAATAATGCAACTATTGGTGCCAACAACAATCCTTTACTTGATCCACGTTTCAAGATACAAGGCGGTGAGCCATGGAATAAAACACCTATTCTTCCGGGAAAAGATACGCAACAATACGAACAACAACAGTTTAATATCCCTCTACAGCCACAATTGCCCGCCGCAGGAGTTGGTAATGTTGGCGGTGTATTATTTGCACAAGCTCAACCCAAACAGACCTTAAAAGAACTCATTGGCAACCGACCAGGGGGCATGAGTGATATTCCGGGAGATGTGCGTTTTCGACAAGATACGCAATTTTTACCATACGATCCGGGCAACTACACACAAAATAGTAAACAGAATCCATTGCGTAATAATCGTTGGCCCGCAGGAATGCCGCAAATTTGGATGCAACCAGGTATTGCTCCTTACTTTGGGAATCGTCAAGGCCCAGGGCTTTATGGCGAAATGGGTACAGGCGCGATTTAAATTTTTAAAACTGCTAGTATTTAATTAACGTACAAGGTGAATAATGTCTGACGCTAAAGGCCGGCTTCAAGAAATCATCAACGCTTACCTGGATAAGGACAGCAATATTGTTGTTGATACGGGCATTGTTGCGTCTCACATTGCACAAATGAAACTCTTTGGTATCCGCCAAGGAGTTGAGTTCTTTCCAAGCCAAGATAACTTCGGAAACCAACGCAAAGACTTCATCGATCGTGTGATGAAGTACAACAAGATGGACACACGCCTGGATTCCATCTGGGAGTATTTCCTGTGTGACGGCAAAGGACTCTTTTATATTCGACCTACGAAATTTAGCTATCGCCTCTACTACTTCCGTGAGCATGAATATCGAACGTATTACAACGTCGATGGTGAGCTGGAAGAAGTGGTGATCATCTACAGCTATAAGGTAAAAAAAGGATTTGGCTTAAATGAAGGCATTAATATAACTTCAATCACAGGGACGGCAACCACTGGAGCACCCGGAGCAAAACGTTACATTAAACTTTCAATCAAGAATGATTCGATTGAAGAGACACACTCAGAAGGTGAAATTTCTTTTGAGATGCCTAGCTTTGCCACTCCAGGCAAAACAAAAACATTTGCCAACAGTCTTGGCTTCATTCCTTGTGTAGAAATCTTCAATAACCCCAAAGGCTTTTCTAATGAAGGTGTTGGGGAGTTTGATGCAATGGCCAATCATATCTGCACGCATGATGATTTAATGCGCACAATGCGCAAAAATATTACTTTCTTTGGTAACCCAACACTTCTTTCGTCGCGTCCCAAGACAGACCTGATGGAAGCAGGTGGGGATATGTCGATCCAACGACCGTCAATTGCTGCGAACTCAGGCTTTACAAGCCCATCCCCAATGAGTCGTTCAATGTTCAAGGCTGATCCTGTCAGCCGTGGCGTTGATGGTCAAATCCGTGTCCCACGTGTGATTGCAAACCTGGAACCAAACGACCGTGTTGGTTACATCGTTCCAGATGCCATCACTGGTGACCAAAACGCTTTTGCTCGTCAGTATCGAGAAGAGATTCGGACGGCCCTTGGTGGCGTGGATGAGCTTTCCATTTCAGCAGGCGTTACTGCAACTGAGTACAAATCCTTATTTGGACGTGTTTCAGCTACTTCCAAGAAAAAAGCAAACTCTATTTACACCCATGGTATTTGTCGTTGTTTAGAGTTGATTCTTTACCAAGAAGAGCAGCTGTTTAAATCAACACTTGCTCAAGCTGCGCAGATTGAAAAACCAATTAAACCAAAAGCTGACGCTCCGGAAGAGGAAGTCGCAGCTTACGAAGACGCACTGAAGCAATTTAATGAGCAGGTCAAAAACCTAATGGTTGCCTGCGTGGAAGCGCAACAAATTCCACCTGGTGTGATGGGTTTAATTCCAGATGGTGATGTCACTGTTCTTTGGCGTTGGTTAGGTCCTGTTTACGAGGATTCCACCCAAGACATCCTCAATAACTCCATCGTGGTTCGCAACCTTCAGGAGTTAGGTGTTGATAGCATTGAAGCACTGAAATACCTCTTCCCGTCTAAGACGGATGAGGAGCGGGCCGAGATGTTATCTGGGTTCCCGTTCAGGATGGTGAACGAATTGCAGGGTGCTTACTCTCAATTTGCTAAACTAGTGGGGGGAATGATGCAGACTCCTCACCCGCAAGCACCGGATCTTCCGATGGCTGCGGATCCAAGATTGGATTTAACGCCATATCTGTATCGAACATTAGAAGCTCTACAAAAGGAGATGAGTTATGCAGGACGCTACCGTCCAATCGATCCCACAGACGAGCCAAGCACCAGTGGCGGTGGCTCCAAGCAG